TGCCCCAACGCCTTGGCCACCGTCAACAGTGGTGACGGCGTTCAGGATCCCCTTGCTGTTGGTGGTGAAGAACCCCCCCTTCCCAGAGATGGTAACCACGTCGCGGATGTCGTAGACACAGTTCGTTAGGTCTACGCCTACGCCCGTGTCACCACCAACGATGCTCCCGGTGATGTTGATACGGATATGGCTATCGGTTGCATCGATCCCTCCCAGCGTTCCGGTGATGTCGGTCCCACCCATGTCCTCGAAGCGAGCGGTGTCTAGGCTGACAGCGATGCCCGACCCCGAAGAGATCGTGGTGGTGTCGCTGAAGTAGGTCTCATGGTTCTTGGCGATGATGAGGCAGGTACCGTTGCCCGACGTGACGTTGTTGACATTCCTAAAATAGGAACGACCGTTCCCAGACAGATCCATACAGGTACCCTGGCCTGAGGAAATCGTGATGACATCGTTGAATTCGAAGGACGCGTTGCTCCCTTTGAGGCAGGTACCCTGCCCGCATGTCACCGAAACGGATCCGTTGACATAGATTAGTGAGTCAGTGGCGTCGATGCACGTTCCCTGCCCCGTGCTGATGGTCTCCACCAGCGCACAGCGGATGGTCGCGTTATCCAGCAGCATAGCCTTGCCGACCGCAGAAGAGATGAGTGACCCATCCCGCATGAAGAACTCGGAGTCGGTGATCTCCAGGCAGTTGGCGTTCGCGGCGCTGATGGTCCCGACCTCATGGGCCTCGAACTTGCTCCCACTCTCCAGGGTGATGGCCACACCTGTGGTAGTCGTGATGCTCGTCATCTGGTAGACACGGACGTGGCTGCTGTTCTTGGCCACGATGGCCTTGGCCATATCGGCGGTCAGCGTATCGCTGTTGTTGATCGACAAGACACAGTCTGTTTCGATCTCGAAGAAGACCTCTTCGGGAGCGTTGCTCAAGTCACACTGGTCCACGTACAGCTTGCAGCTATTGGTAGCCTTGACGAAGTGGCTATCGGTCTCGTCGAACGTACAGCGACGGAACTTGACGTCACAGTAGTCTTCGAACGTCAGGGCGACTTCGAAGTCGCACTCGATGAACTCCACTCGACAGTTGTCGCCGAACACGAGGGGGTCATCGGCCTCGAAGGTACACTGGTGGAAGACCACGTTACAGTGGTCCTTGATCTCGAAGCTCTCGGTGAACTTACACTGTGTGAAGTGCAGCCCGTTGTTGCCGTACGGGGGGAACGGTTCCTGGTTGACGTCCGTCTCGCGGGTGTCCTCTTCCAGCCGGTCGCCCTCGACGCCGAAGTGGAACTTCTCCTTGAAGAAGCATGTCTTAAAGGTCCAGTCCATATGGCCTTCGAACCACACCTCTTCCTTCTGGAACACCTTTCCCTTGAGCGTGACACTGGTCATCTCGTGGTCCGAGAATCGGTAGTAGGCGTACAGGTCACGGATGTCACCTGTCGCCGTAGTCAGCTCTTTGCCAAGGTCGCCTAGGCCAGTGTCTTGCTGCTGGCCATATGAAGTTTCCGGTACGTCTGTGTCAGCCATTGCTACCACCTGTCGGGATCTTCGTCACGTCGGAAGCCATCCCAATCGTCGTTGTCTCTGATGTCCCAGAAGTTACGCATCTGGGAGTCGTATGGCGTGGTGTCGTTGTCCACGAAGGTCATCTTATCCCCGCCGATATGTCTGATTTCGCCATCGATCTCTAGGTCTCCTCGGATCCGGATTTGAGGGGCTTCAAGTTGGATCGCACGATCCGATTCGATTTGAACATGATCGAGTCCCCTAAGGTCGATACGGTTCGACACGGCATCGAACGTGAGTTCGCCTGTGGTAACTCCTGCTTCCAAAAAGAGGATACGGAGACGTTGTTCTCCCTCGTCAAGCTCAACCGCCATTCGAGTAGACGACAGCTCACGAGCACGGTTTTTGGAAACTTCGCTGGCTGGAGCAGTTTGGATATGAATTCCATCGTTCCCATGTTTACCTGACTCCATTTCAATGCCGGTGCCTGCCGCTGTGAGTAGCGATACACGCTGGGCCGGGTCGATGAGGTTATCCAACCCCATAGGCTCTAGTTGGGAGACCGAGTTCATCCCGCGTCGGGTGACTCCGTCCTCCTGGGTTTCAACACTCGATTCGAACCGCAGCTCAGAGCCGAGACGGTCGATGAGAAAGAACTCCTCGACTTCATCCCGCTCCTTGACCACCATTGTAGCACCCTTGAGCGTCTTGAAGAACATCTGGGTGTCAGGCGTGTGGTCGAGCATCTCATTGAGTTCTAGGGGTAGCTCAGGCCCCTGTTCCTCCGTCCAGTGACCCCCGTAGGGTGTGGGTTTCGGTGGGTAGCGGAAGTCGCCACCTGGGTTGCCGTTCTCGTTGTACCCAGGATCGTCATCGTGCTGCGTATTGGGTGGTGTTATCGTGGTTTTCGTGACACCGTACCGACGCTGACGAGGAGAGTTGGCGTACCACCCACCGAAGTAGACGGGCTGGTCAGCGTGACCTCGTTCATAGAGCACAAAGACCCGCGACCCCACAGGTGGCACCGTGAAGGAGCCGAACCCCATGCCCGCTCCAGCGGGAAAGAGCGGATCGCACCACGTGAGATCGAAGGTGGCTGTACGTGGCACATTCGTATTTGCCACCTGCATCTCGGGGCCGTCTTCTACCACACGGACAAGCACACGCCCCCTGCGTTCGGGGTCGCGGGTGTACTCTACAACGCCACGTAGTAGGTGTGGCCTAGGAGCGTGCTGTCCTTCTTGGAACATCCAATCCGACAGCCCGTTGTTCATGTTTTGCAGATCGCGCTTGATGATGTTCACTTACGCCCCCAGCCGATCTAGGGCATCCTCGTCCATGGTGTCAACCAGGGTCTTGTACAGCGCCTTCGTAGCTACGCCACCCTTACCGTTCGATCCGTTACGGAGCATGGTAAGACTCGTAGTAAACGTTCCACTAGAGATGTTATGGACAACCCCGTTTACGATCCAGATGCTGGACGTCCAGTGGATTCGAAATTCGTCATTCTCGACTGGGACGAAAATATAAACCGCAACGGTCTGCGGTGGGAAGATGTAGGGGTCGCCGAAGACCTGTAGGGTGGCTTGGGAGACAAACATCTGCGATTGCAACCACACGTGCATATATTCTCTGTCCGCGAAATAGCGGTTGTTGATGGGCAAAACGTGCTCCACACTCGGAGAGTCAGGCTCATCTTTCTTCAGCGGAGCGATCTGTTGTGGGCCGGTTGTAGCACCCTCGATGGCCTCTTCCTCGGTCTCCTCTTCAGCTTCTCCCTCTTGGAATACGCCCAGCTCTGCCATGGTCATCCCAGACTTTGGACGACGCCCTCCGAAGTACTTGACCTTCCGGTCAACCTCAGAGTAGGAGTGAAAGGCCATCTCGCCGTGGCGGGCATCTTCGTTACGCGTGTGAACTCCAGCGGATCCAGAGGTCACAGCGATATCGGCCATGATGTTTGGCGCGAAGGATAGGATGTCGGAATGCGGATCGCGCATGTAGACGTACTTCCGTACGGGGTTAACGAGAGGATCCATGGGGCCAAAATAGAGGTACCCTTGGGTCTTGGTGGGAACGACGCCTGTATCGTTTTCTTGTCCGTCCGCACGGTACTCTAGGCGGCACGTGAACCCCTGGTACTGCGTACCCTGTGAACGAGCGTAACCGCACAGCCGTTTGATGAACTCGAATGGACCCTCGCCCGAACGCATCTTGAAACTACGGGGTTGCTCTTCCGTCGATTCTACGGCCTGTCCAGTGTCGAGTATCACCTCCGGGCGCTTGTCCTCCGGAAGTTCCTTGGTCCCTTCCGGCTCTAGTAGAGGGATAAACTTCCAACCTTGAAAGTCACACACCTGCTTGACAATGTCGTAAATACTTGTGGAGTAAAAGGTTCTCTTATCCACAGCGTAATTCCAGTTCCCTCTGTAGATGGAAAGACCTTCGACCGTGTAGTGCGTTCCGTGAGGCTGGTAGTCAGGGGTAAACTTGGAGATGCTTCCAACGTAGTACTCCTCCCCTGTTGGAGGAGTCGAGAGAACGTTTCCATCCCGAGAGACATAGCCATATTTGAACATGACTGGCGCTGCAACTTCCCCTGGACCTGTCCCCTCATTTCGTGTTGAGTCGTTAGCGTTAAGATCGAAGATAAGCTCTTCCAGCGCGGTGTACGCCGGATCAAAAACCTCTATCACCCAAGAGCCTTGTCCGCGCATGGAGATCGCGTGGGTGAAGGAGATCAGCTCTCGGGGTCTCCCATCGGGACTTCGTAGTACGTCAACCCCTCCCATATAAAACTCCACGAATGGAGTATGGGTTTGGTGCATCGGTGGGCGATCAGTGTTCGACGGAGGCATTAGGCTTTCACTCCATACTGCGCTAGCCTGCGCATGGTCGGGATCCGTAGAGTCATCCCCGCGTACATCTGTTCGAAGGGGTCGCTGATCCCGTTAAGCCACAGGATAACCCAATAGTAAGCTGGTGTCTTGTAGAACATGTAGGAGATGAGGTCCGGGCGAGCAACATGACCCGCCTCAAGGACGTACAGCGTGTCCGTTGAGTGCGGGGGTACCGAGATAGGTGGGAACGTGCCGAGGAAATACCGGCTATCAGCGTCCTGATAGGCCCAGGACTTCGAGTAGCGCCCAGGGGTATGTCGTTGGGCCTGCGGGATCTGCCCGTGCGTTAGAGGCGTCAGGAGCGTCTTCGTGATAGGCACACTACACCCCCAACGGAATGTCTACATACTGCGTAGCACCACTCTCTTCCCAACGCTGGTTCTTTCCTTCCAGTGCTTCGGTGTGGCTGTTCGGGTGACCGACTTCGTCCTCGTTGGCCCCGTACTCTTGGAATTGGCAGTCCACTTGAGCACGAAACGGTGTAGCTACGGCATCCGTAAAGGCCCATGGTCCCATCCACGTGGTGTTGACGCTGACCATGACGCACTGTAGCCCAATGGCTACACCGGCTACAACAAGTAGACGTGGTGGTGGGTAGGTGAACCCATCCTCGTACTCAGGGTAGACCTTGGCTTCCAGCCAGCGTACCTGCTTCACCACCCACTCGGGAGAGTACTTGCCCTCACGGTTGGTAGCGGTGAACTGGAGGCTCAGCCCCATAGACCGAGAGGAAGACGAACCATACCCGAGAAGCGGGAGACTACGTCCAACGATAGGAACCTCGTGGTACATCGCACTCTTATTCTCGGAGATAGCCTCAGGCATGAGCTGCCACTCAAGTCTGTTGTCGTTATCCAAATCGTAGATGAAGCAGTACGCTTCCGGGGATAGTACCCGTGCGTGCCCCTGCCCTCCATCATAGTCACCCATCGTTACCTCCCGCTGTCTTTCGTACGGTATGCCTCACCATCATCGGTGTATTTCGGCTGGCCCCATAGTGATGGCACCGGAGCGTTGGCTATCTTCGTGAGAGTCTCGCTAATCTGTCCGAGGAACCCTGTCATTTCCGTTTGGAGACCAGTCTGCTTCTCGCTATTGGGGTCAGCCTTGTCCAGAATGTTCACCATGTCGTTGATAGTTTCCCCGGCTGCTGAAGCCGATGACGTCATAGCGTCTTGCTGATCGCTGAAGTCAGGGGTACCCACCGAAGGTAGAGACATGTTCTGTAGTGCAAGGTTGAAACCCGATCCTGACTTTATCTGCTCCATGAACGAGTCGTAGTTTTCTGCGTCCCCCCCAGACATCTGCTCGAAGGATCGACGCTGTACGGCGTCACTCATGTCCAAGTCTTCGAAGGGATGCCCCGAAGATGTTTCAGTGAGTTCCACTGAAGGCTGATCCACAAGATCCTGGGGAGTAGTCTGTTCGTCGCCTGCCCAAGGCATTTTTGACGCCGCCCAATCCCAGAGCTTGCCTGCACCGGCAGTCGCGTTGTCTATGAGACTTTCTCCACCCATGACGGTAGTGTCCAAAACACCCATCTCATCTTGAGCCTCTCTGACAACTTTCTGTTCAATTGCCGCGATCTCTTCTTCAGAATGTCCTTCCTCGCGCAATTGTGCGCGGAGTTCCTCTAGTTTCTCGGGATCGTTGACAAGTTCCTCAATGCTAATGTTCTGTCTTCCAGCGGTGAAAGCCATCACGCCTGCACGGACAGCGCCGTGTTCGATCATCCCACCGGCAATCAGGTCACCAAATTGGTCAGCAAAGGGGACGTCCAGCTTACCGATAGCTCCCCCAACAGCCTTCTGGGCCGTTACCGCAGCTTCACCAGCTACCGCACCCGCAACTAACGTGGACCATTGCCCGCCCGATTCTCTGTCTTTTTCGATGAAGAAATCGGACATTTCCCCAACGGCGAAACCGAATCCCTCGACGACCTTTGAAAACGAGTCGATGGTTTTTTCTGCGGGGATGATCAGACCCTTTTGGAAGGCTCCCATCATCTGTTCTGTACGTTCAGCCGTTGTGGTTCGGATCATACCCGCGTCTTCTTTGATGGTACCTTGGGCATCGGTGAGCATCGCTGCCTTGATATCCTCGATATCTTTGCCTTCTCCTGTTTCGGTGACTCCTTCACGGAAACGCGTGAGCATATCTGCCGTGACGAACCCATCGGTCTGGAGACTTAATGCTCGCCGATCTTGCGAGTCCTTCATGTCGTAGCCTTCGTATACATTCTGAGAGGCTTTTGAGACTTCTGCGAGCAGCCTGTCCTGATCTCCGTCCTGCATGATGTCTCTCAGGCTAGCATCCGACCCACCAGCGGCAAGACTAGCATCCGACCCACCAGCGGCAAGAAGGCCCTGGATCTTGGCTACCATCTCGGGGCTGTCGTAGAGCGACTGGAGCATCCCGGCAGCAGTGCCCGTATCCAGCCCCATGGTTTTCTCGGTAGCAGCAGCAGCCATCGCTGACTCGACGTAGGCTGTTCTGGCATCCCTGGCGAACATGATGATCTGGTCACCAGAGGATTGCAGGACACCGAACATCTCTTCCATGCCCATCCCAGTCTCGTGGGCCATAAACGCGGCCTCATCCATTAGCTTGGTGAATTCTTCGGGGGTCGCACCACCTAGCCGGGTGAACTGGTCACGCAGCTCAACGATGCTCTCGCCTGCAATGCCTGTTGCCTTATGGATGTCGTAGATCTCAGCAACGATAGGAGCCATGACGTCCTTCGGAGTTGAGCGTAGCTCCATCATGGCTTCCATGATGGGCATGACGTTGTCCATAGTCGTTCTCGCCTGAGTTGAGACGTCCTGAAGTAGCGCAGGCATAGACTCCCAGATATCTGAACCCTGAATCTGTGACGCGCTCGTTTGCTTCTCTTGAACACTTGCCCCGATGACGCCCAAAGTTCCTGCTGACATGACGCTCGCAGCGTCCATCATCCCTAGCTGGATTTCGTCTACAGCCGTTTTCACGCCCTCGACCCGGCCCTTCATGCGGTCCATGACACCGCCACCCTCTTCGAGCATTTTCATCCGTTCCTCTTCCATCTTGTTGATGTCTTCGAGGGTATCTGGATAGTCTTCGAGGGTCGCGTGCAGGTTTTGGAAGGCGGGGATAACCTTGGTGTTAAGGCTGTCGTGAGCTACCGCAGAGATCGAACGGGCCTTACCAGACACAGATTTCTGGGTGCTGGCCATACCCTTGAAGGTACGGTCCAATCTCCCGAGATCGTCGTCGAGTTCATTCATCTTGCTCGATGCGCCCTGTGAGTACATCGAGTCTTCAATAGCCTGCCCAATTTTCTGAGAACTCTGAGTCGCGTTGTCGCTAGTCTCGCGGAAGGAATCGCTGACCTCATCCAGTTCCTTCTTCAGGGTAGCGGTACTCTCCCTGACGTCGCTGGACATTTTGGACGCAGAACTCCCCAACTTGCCCTCACCGCTCTGGACTTCCTCCACCATCTGGGAGATTGCCTCACGAGTAGTTCGGGCATGTCGTTCAATCTTCTGGAGTTCAGGCGTAACCTTGTCGTCAAGTTGCGCCTTCATCGAGAGGGACTGGTCAAGATCAGGTGTCACGGGCTACTCCAAATTAGGAGGCTCTTTACCGCCTCCTGCTGCGCGTTTTATTGTCCCTGCTGATGCGCCGAGGAGCATGGCGTCGATCTTCAGTTTCTCCATCGACGCCTCCGACTCCTTCACTTGGATCAGCTTCTTGTGGTGCCACATCAGCTCCGCTAGATCCATCGTCATGATCTCGCGGTTGCTCATCCTCAGGTAGTACATCATGTCGAACTTCATCGCCCACTGATCCGATAAGCTCCTCATCTGAGAGGCGAAAGAAGGTCGCCGTAAACGGCAAATCCCCCTCTTGCACATAACCACACGAGTCGCACACGAGCGTCACGTCGGTGCTGATCCCCGGTGTGTAGAACGAGACCTGAGCCTTCAAGAACTGCACGTCCTTGGCCGGGAGCGAGATGATGAAGGCCATCAGCTTCTCTTCAGGGGCGTTGGTGACGTCTTTACCGTCCACCTTGAGGATCTGACGGGACAGCCGGAAGGCCGGAACCGTATTCTCCACGGTGATCCCCTGCTTACGCTGGGTTTCAAGGCCCTTGGAGTACCGTTCGATGACCGGCTCGTCGTACCCACGCATGAGCCTGAAAGAAATCTCCCGTTGGGAATCTGGCAGGCGCACTGTGAACGGTTCGACATCAGCGTCATCGAGATACTTCATCTGGAAGTCATCAGGGATATTCACCGTCTTAGTGTTCTTGTGTCCGCATGACTCCCGCATGTTCTTGCGCGAGGGGCACGTCCAGTTGAACGTGTACTCAGGCCCATACGAGATGGCCCGGAGCATGAGAAAGAGAAAGAACTTATCACTGCCGATAAGGCTGTTGACTTCCACGGTTTCAGCGATGCACCGCTTGAGCATCCTGTCGATGGAATCACCACCGGGGGTATTGAAGATGGCCTCTTCGACCATCGTCATTGGGGTAAGGCTGAGCTTGCCCGAGTTCATCGGCGTACCCTTCGGGTACAGGATGCCTCGTGATGGCAGACTCACCGAGACCGTAGTCTTCGGGATCGGCTCCAAGAAATCATACTCGTTCGCCATTGTGTCCTCCTAGTCATTATTGATAGGTTATTGTAAAAATACAGCCTGCCTCTTATCGGAAGAAGAAGGCAGGCTGAAAATTCTTATAGCGCGAAGGTCGAAAAACGTCAAATTAGATCGACACGAACGTTGGAACTGCCTTGTCGAACTGGAACGTCACATTGAGGCGCATGATATCGCCGTTCACATGGGACGGTGATTCCTGCGAGATGTCTTGCGGCCACACACCAATCAGCTCCCAAGAGCGGCTCATGGATCCCTTGGTGTCGTACATGGTCAGGGTACCCATGCTCTTGTAATCGCTGGCGTAGCCGATCTCAGAGGTGAGTGGGTTGTACACGAGGTTCGACCATGCTTCGATCATGGCGTAGACACCCATGTTGACCATATCGCGGTACACCACAGGTCCAGGCGCGTAGAGCGGACGGCCAGCGATGTACACGGTCTCGTTCATGTAGGGCAGTTGGATAGGCTCACTGTTGTGGCTAATACCGAGTGAGGTCTCAACAGACTTCAAGAGGATTTCTGCATCGCCTGCGGGAGGGGTGATGAGCAGCTCAAAGTTGTGTCCTCTCTGTGGCTCATAGCCACCGCCTGGATTGGCGATGTGCTTGGCTCCCAGAAGATCAGATCCGATTGGTTCCCAGTAAGGCATGGTAAACCCTCCTATGTAAGTTCACATCAAATAAAGAGCCGTCGCGGGTTAAGCCCCGAGAAGACTTTCTACCAAACGGCTAATGACCTCATCACGGGATTCGCCACGCATGAGGGACATTCGCAATTTGTGGTTGGATGTCCTCGCTTTCTTCCCTGCCTGCATGTAATGACTAGCTGGGAGATCGATTGGAGTTTCCTGTTTCGGAGCGTTCACAGCGCGGTGCAACGAGTGGTAGTGATCCTTCTCGTTACGCACGGCGTTGATGCCTGCCCCGGCGAAAGCACCGAGCGCGGTGCCAAGTCTCGGTACATTTTTACGAACGTAACGGCTGGGTGAGCCAGCCGACATCAGTCTGCCCGCCACGTGGCCTGCGAGCGCCCCTCCTGCGATCCGAACGCCTCCGCGACCAATACGCTGTCTGTTGTACTCCAGAGTCCTAGAGGGACTTGCCTGGACAGTACGTTCTTGGCGCATCATCTTCTTCTGGAGAGCCTCTTCACGCTTCTTGAACCACGCCTCGAATCTCTTCTTGGCATGGGTGGGGTTCATCTTCTTTGTAACGGGGTGTAGCTTCGAACGGATCCCGCTATACCGGAACCGTCTGCGCTTGCGTTGGAACCCTGTGATCTGCTTGGGAAGTTCTCGGGGCTTCCGGGCCTCGTTCACCCTGGGAGCGCCCCCACCGATCTCATTGTCTTTGTAGTAGACCATGCGGTTGACGCGCTGTTCAGGGACAGCGGCATGGTGGTGCTGTGGGTACACTTCGTACCCACGGTACTGAGCCTCTCTCTTGAGGAGAGCCTTGTGCTTGAAATTGCGGATCTTTTTGATGGCGTATCCTGTAGCAAGAACCGCAGTGATACCCATACCAGCCCGGATAGCCGAGTTCTTCAGTGCAGAATCTCGGATCCCGGCCATCTTTTTGTAGTGACGGTCCTGCACAGCAACCCTATTCGACAGCTTACGCTGTTGAACAACGCCCAGAGGCAGGGTACGGAGGTTCTGTTCTCTGCTGAGATGGTCCATACGCCGTTGAGGGCTGGCGAGGTACTTCGAAGAACGGCGGTAACGACCGATGTCCTTCGCAGCAGCCTTGACTTCTCTACCGGGTCTACGAGCAGCATTAGCCAGGGCCTGTCTCCAGGCCCTAGCTTCTGCAAGGGTAGTCACGCGGCTCGCCATGGCCTAGTAGAGGATCTCGTCGAAGTTCGCTCCGGTAGCGGTGATCACGAGATCAACCTGGATGAATTCCGCAGCCTTGACGGGCTTCAGGAAGATCTGGGCGTTCATCTCGTTCCGGTCGATCACCGCAGGGGTGTTCGTGGTCTCGTCGCACTTCACGCGGAAGTCGTACAAGCCACGACGCTGGGTAACGTCGTTGAGGAACGGAATGACGAGGTGCCCGAAGAGTCTCCAGGTCTTTTCGTCGTTCGGCTCGAACACGAGGTAGCGGACGGCTGTCGAGATCACCTTACGGAGATACAAGAGCAGACGGCGCACGTTGATCCGGTCGAGAGCCGTGGGCGCACGTTGCAGCGTGCGTTGGCCCCAGATGACCAGTCCATCCTTCGTGAACTTGGCGATGGGGTTCACGGAGTTCTGGTCGCCGTAGAGGAGGTCCATCTCACCAGGAGTGGCACCCATCTCGACGTCGATACCAGAGATCACGCGACCTCGGGTCAGACCGGCTGGAGCGAACCAGCTCTCGGTGCTCTGGTCAGTGTAAGCGAACACTGCCAAGGCGTGTCCCGAGGGAGGAGTCCAGGCATAGGCCCCGTTGTAGGAGTCATAGATCTTGACCCAGGGCCAGTAGGTTGCAGCGTAGGAGCTGTTGAACGCAGCGTGCTGTCCAAGGTAGTCTCCCGTTGCGTTGTGCCAGTCCACGACCTCGGAGGGGCGCAGGTTCTCTGGCGGGTCAACGATGGCGAGACAGTCAGCTCTGGTCTCGGCCAGCAGAATGAGCTGGTTGACGACAGCGGCGTCAGCCCAACCAGGAGCAGCGAGCAGGTTGATGTCAACCGCACTCGGCGAAGCGAAGAGCTGGAGACCGGTGGGTGAGGACAGGAGAGCGTCCCAGGCCACACCGTTGATCTCGGTTGCGCTCACGTTGCCCGCATCGGTGGAACCACCGGCCAAGGCAACCGCAGTTGCGACGGTGGCAGGCAGCTCAGTCGAAGCACTGGCCAACGCTACATCGAGTTCCACGGTCACGTAGTCGGACACGTCGTTGATCTTGGTCTCGATGTACTGGGTGTTTCCAGTCGTGTCATCGAGATCAACGTTGTTGAACGACTCAACCGCAACACCGTCCATGAAGATGTTGATCTTCACGGTGCTGGCGAGGGTACCCGCGCCGATGCTGATCGAGACGTTGTTGCCCCACTCACCCTCGGAGAGCGCCGTAAACTCGGCTGCGTCTGACAGGGAGGTGGTATCCGCATCCACAGCACTGGCAGTCTTCGGAGCGAGTGTACCGAAGGCCATCGTGATCACGCCTGTGGCGTAGACAATCGTACCCGCGCCATCGACCGAGCCAGTCAGGACACCAGCACCGTCGTCGGTGAAGGTCTCAAGGCTGTCATCGCTCATGGTGAAGATGACGGTCACAGACCCAGGCTGGATACCGCTGTCGCCGAGTGCGGCAGGAGCGGCCAGGACGAACGACTTGGTAGTGTCGTCGAATGCGGGAGTCGGGGTAAGATTCTCAGCGGTAGCAGCAGTACCGTAGGAGATGGTCTGGGCAGCGGAAGCAGCCGCGTCACCGACTACACGGACGAACCAGAGCTGACGGCCACGACGCAGGTACTGGAGAGCCGCGTAGGACTCGTACCCAATCGAGCTGTCAGGCGCACCGAAGGTCTCGATGAACTGTTGCTGGTTGGTGATGTAGGTACGTACGTTCGTCGGTCCCTTCGAGGACACGCCGATCATACCTACGATAGTGGTGGACAACGCGGGCACATACAGCGAAAGATCAACTTCGCGGGTGTACACACCGGGGGAAACATATACGCTCATGGTCTAACCTCCAAACGGTCTTATCCAGGGTCTTATTCGTCGTCCTCAACCTTCTTCTTACGGCTGGTACGACGCTTCTTCGGAGCAGGTTTCTCGGGTTCTTCCACAGCTTCCGGCTCTGGATCTACCCAAGTGATAGGTGATTCTTTTTCGGGGACAACCTCAACCACGACAGGGGCTTCCTCTTTGACTTCGATCTCAGCGATCTTGAGGATGCCGAATCCGGCTTGGCGCTCAATATGGAACGTCATCTCTTCTTCGGTCAGCTCGACCTTGATGCCTCTGCCGATCTTGAACTGCACGAACTTGCCAGTGGCTGGGTCACGACGGAAACTAGAGCGAACCTGCTCTGATTTTCCGATTACAAGATACTTCTTCATGGACCCTCCTAACTTGGTCTCTCAATAAATCAACGTAAGGCCCAGTTACCTGAAGAACGTAGCCGTCTTCTTCTTTGCTTTCTTCGGAAAACGCCTGCGTCCAGCCATGGAATCGTCGCTCTGGCTGATCTTCATAGGCATGTCGAAGCCCCCGATGGCACCGGACATGGTGTCCTCGATGACCCTCCGGATGATCTCTTCCCGATCCTCAGCACGGAGCAGCCAGAACTTCCCGGCCTTGGCTCCTGCACGGATCCTCGCGTTGGTTGCGTCATGACGTCGTTCGATCTCATCTTTCATTACTTCCACTCCAATACTTGATCTTTTTCTCCAGTATCCCAGAAGAGCTGCGTATCGGCCCACTCGGTCTCCAGGGTCTGGAGGATGACTTCTGTGCTGTCTTCGATTAGGTCAATGGTAACCTACTGTACTGTTCGTACCCAGGACGTCGGAAGCGGGATCCACCCGAAGAGATTGACTGTGGCCACTCCTCGTAGCTCACGCTGCTGCTCCCCGCCCTCAAGAGTAGACACGTTAGAAAAAACACCCTGGCTCTGCATGTGAACACCCTGCTCTCCCCATGGTGGTGGATATCTGACATCCACGTAGTAGGTGGGTTGAGGAAACTTCCTCGCCCACTGTTCCATCATCATGTTCAGCTCCGACTGCTCCAACACCCAGAAGTCAAACTGGTAGGTGAAGTTGTAGGGGAGCGGAAAGTTGGATTGCAGGACCAAGTTCAAGTCATTAGAGTAGAGCAGCTTACGCCACGGGGCGTAGGTGAACCGCACTTGGTCGAAGGTGATATCCAGCCGGGAAACCGAGATTGCTGGGTGGACGATACGCTCAAGCTGGGTGGGAGCGAACTCGCCTTCCCATTCCATCGCAGTACGCTTATCGTCAGTCTGCGTATGGATGTCCCGTTCCGAGACTTCTCTCCGTGGTGTAGCGAAGACCTGAGGGACCATCTTCTGCATCAGCTTGCCGGTAGACTCGTCGCTGTAAGGTACCCAGAATTTGAAGCCGTTCATGATCGCGACATCGTGGCTGCGAATAACGTCGTAGTTCTCTACGCGTTCCCGCTTGATCTCCTGTACCTGATCGCCGAAGTCGTCTTCACGGTAGATGCTCATCTAAATCCTGCCTTCTTCATCTGCTGGGTGAGGGTGTGTCTCGCACGACGCCTCACTTGATAAATCTTCGTACGCCACAGTTGCATAGCAGGACGCCAATGTGGGCGAGCGGGCATGGTCCGTGTTCCGTACTCCAGCCACTTGGCCAGATCACGCAGAGTGTACTTGCTCCTAGCGGATAGAGGTTCCTTGGGAACGGCTACGATCCAGGTGCCGTCTCGCTGTTGGGTGGCCTGGATCGACTTCACGTACCGGGCTGTCGCGATCAAAATGCGGGGGTCTAACCCGAGCATACGTTTTCTCTTGGCGTACCCAGCCTTGAGCGGCACCCAGGAAATGAGCTGACGCTGGAGAATCTCCTTGAGATCGTCGGCGAACTCTTCGGCCATCTCTTGGGTAAGACCGGTGATAGTCATCCCCGGCGTGATCTTGACCTTACGGGCCTCAGCACTCGCCTTACGAGCAGAGGGTCGCCGGATACGAAAGAGTTTCAGAGCCTTGGTGATCGCTCTACGCACACGGGTGCGGAAAGCCATTAGTACCTCTGGAACGGCTGGCGAGTAGCATCCTTCGGCGTACCCTTCCGGACCCAAGGCGTAATCAGGAACTGGTAGTCAAAGGGGAACCTACGGGCGTTCATGTGGAACCCCTTGGGGTCCACTGTGGTGATCTCCCAGAAGATGTCTTGGAGCCAAACAACATCCCCATCCGTGGGAACGTCTCGATACCTGTCCAGGCCGAGGCTCGCGATCTCGTCTTCCACAGCCTTTCTACTCATGAAGACCATCAGCGTGCGGTCGAGCTGCTGACCCATCTTGTAGAGGTTGGCCTGACCGGGATCGCTAACCTCGACGAACCCAGGCACCTCGTACGTGGCGTCCTCAGGGATATCCCTATTGATATCCTCGTGGTAGAGGATATCGAACGTCTCCGTCCGGAAGCTGAGTTTGTAGATCTTGATCTTGTGCATGTACAGTTCGTACATCTCTTTCCCGATACTGGCCATATACTCACGGTCTTTGGTGCATGAAAACGTAGGCATCTATTACCCCATGGACGGCAGGAAGTGGATACTGGTCCGCATCAGCTCGTCGGTGTACTTCTCCTCGTCGGCTTCACCCTTCTGGCGTTGGTAGTCGCCGTCCAGGTTGACCATGCCCCCAGCACCAGGAACACCCTGGGCAAACTTGCCCCGGATGCTCCCGAGAACCTGACGGGCCATAGCGAGCGAGAGCTTTAGAAAAAGCTGTTGGTATGGGCGTTTCACGTCGCATACCCCATCGTACGGGCGTGCCCAGTGCATGGTGACGTTCATCTGACCCGGACACTGGATGTAGATCGGACCCTCATCTGTGATGTAGAAGCCTTCTTCAGCACCGAATTCACGGGAGATCATCTCCGTCCAATGACGGATCATGTCATAGGTCTGAACGTCGATTCCACTAATCCCGCCCGCAGACAGGAAATAGAAGGGGTCGTACAGCAACGCCCCCTCGATGGATTCGTAGGTCGAGTAGTCTACCCGCACGAATTCCACGTCAAGGATCCCCAGGTGGTCGTCATCTGGGGGAGGGAGGACGTGGTGACCACGAGCCGCTGAATACGACTGGACCGTAACCCGAGGCTGGTACTTACCAAAAAGCTCAAGGACGTCATCAACGACGTGGGTGACCTGAGTCTCGTCTAGCTCGACGCAGACAGTGGGATCTCCCAGCTTCTTGTTGATCCAGTCACGGATGTAGGTGATCGTGAACTTCGCAGGGACGACCATGGGTTACTCCTTCTCGTCGAAACCGAAATACGTCCACATGGCGACGAACATCACACCCTTGGTGGTCTCTTCGTCGAAGCCCTGGAAGGCGTCCAGCATCTCAGGTTTCAGAGGACACTCAGCGTTGGCAACACCGATGGCCTTCTCACGAAGGTCTTCCACGTTGAGCTTCCGCAGCTCGGTACGGGTTGGGAGGTACTTCGGCCCCTGGTCACCAGCGAGTTCGACAACGGGTTCGTCGTCACCAAAAATAACGTCTGCGTTATCTTCTTCCTCGTCTTCGATAACCTCTGCGTTATCATCCGTGATAACAAAGTCGGGGGACTCGCCTTCTGCGTCGATTTCCGGGTCGGCTTCCTCGACATCAGCAACAGTTTCGGTAAACGGTGTGGTGACCACAACGACTTCTTCGTCCACCTTCTCCCCTTCGGGGTTGGCCTTGACCTCTTCCGCAGGTTGTTGGAAGGTAGTGATCGTCGTTTTGGCGTCAGTGGGGTTACCCGCTTCGTCAAGACCGAGGTCGTAGGGGTTACCCTCCATCGACTCTTCCAACAGGGCAGGGGACGTTGCTAGTACAGGTTTTGGCGTCTTATCCTTGAAGGCGTTGGGATCGGTACTAGACCGAACAGGCAACCCGCCCGTGGGATCCCTCTTGATGAAGAAGGGTTGGTGGCCGAAGGTGTGTCTCGCCTTTTGGGATCCGAGCGGAACCTCGCGGAGCACTTTGGGGTCGATGTGTGCTGTGATCAGAGCCTCATAGCCCTGGATAGCCTCACCGGGCATCACGGGAAAAGAGCAGCCGTTCCAGCACACGTTGGTGGGGACACGACCGAAGTAGACGTACAACTTGGGTTTTTCAGTAGCCATTTATGGCCTCCATTCAAGTAATAAAGACAAAACCCCCCGGCAAGAGCCGGGGGGCTGGTTTTCTAGCAGGTTGTCCGAGCTTACACCACGGTGTAAGTGATGGAACCAGTCGCGTAGAAGTCCCCGTTGATGGCCTTCACACCGTACTGGGACATCATCCCCTTACGGTTGAGCATGTCATCGAGAACGTAGGTTGGAGTGGTGTACAGCGGCACGTACGGCGCGAACACATATCCGGCTTCGAGGAAGGAGCTGCCCTTCCAACCCACCATGAAGGTGTCGGCGTCGAGGTACGGATCCTTGTAGATGCTCCAACGGCCCTGGAGGGTACCGATGAAGACCACACCGTTACCGGCGACGGCTTGCGGACGGAAGCCGTAGAGGCTCTCGACCACGTTGGCAACGTTGGTACCGCAGACCACGAAGTTACCAGTTCCACGACGAGTCGCACGGAAGATCAGGTTGCTTGCTTCAATGAGTGCGTCAATGAAGGTCTGCTTGTGATCGTTGTACGACACAGCGGCTGGCGCAGGCTTGTTCCAGGTCACGGAACCAGCAGACGCGATGGTGAAGAGGTCGGAGATGACGCGACGGTCAATGTCCCAACGGATCTTCTCGGACAGAAGGGCGACCAGCTCACTCTCAGCGTCCATTCCATGGATCGCCTTGAGGTTGGTTGCCGCTTCGACGGACCAGCGGGCACGCAACTTGTGAGGAATCGCCCGCACTGGGACGCTCGACAGGTTGATGTCCACGATTGGGATGTTCGCGCTACCTTCAGAGTTGTAGTAGTAGCTCACGAGGATTGCTGTGGCGTCAATAGCACCGGTGCTGGTGAAGGTGAGGTCACCGATTACGCCGGTCGCGTAGTTGATCGTACCACTGGCCAGCGTGATGTTGGTAGCAGTGAAGCTGCCCACACCATTGTCACGAAGGGTGAACGCCTCAACAGGAGAGGTTCCGTGTACCCAACCAGAAATGACCACCGTACCCGGACGAGCACTTCCAAACGCAAGCGTGTACGAGGGGATGACCAGATCGTTAGAAGATGTCACAGCAAGGAGAGTCTCACCATTGACAGCTTCCGAAGAATACTGGTCGTCGGCGAGGTGACCCTTACGGGCGCTGAACATGGTGTCACCAGCGGTGACAGTACCCTTGGAGGTACCATAGACAGCATCAAGATAGAACACCAACGATGTCGGTCCCGTCATAGGCTGGACCGAGACGATGTCCTTGGCGATCAGGTTAGGGAACACGGCGCGGACGATAGGAAAGACGAATTTCTCGAAGGAACCAATGTTTTGGATCTTCACATCCTCTTCCATGTTCGCGATGTACCTTGCTTCATTTTCGAGCAGCACAGCGGTGAGTTCACGAGCACCTTTGTCCTCAATGGACTCAACCAAAGGACGCCACTTGGTAGCGGCTAGCTGCTTGCCCATTTCGCCCATTCCTTGGGTCTGGAGTTCTTGAGCATTCATATCAGCCTCCTCCTTAGTTCAGGCCAGTACGGTCAAGGGCACCCTCGGTGAGTTCCTTATACCGGGCCATAGTTTTGTCTTCGACGCTATCTGCGCCCAAAAGGGCTTCAACGTCGTCGATGTCATCAGTTTCCTCGTTGATGTATTCACCCGAGGCAGTTTCCTCGGCTTCGAGCTTAGCGAGATGGGATTCCATCAGCTCGTCAGCCTTGTCATCTCCACCGACCGCCTCAGCCAAAAGCTGGTAGCGACCAACAGTCTCTTGGATGATGCCGAGAGAGGCTTCATACTTGAGCTGGAGATCAGCGACTTCGTCGGAATCTTCTTCCAACGATGCCAGATATTCGATAACCTCGGTCGCTTCGGCGAGATCCTCTTCGAGGGCCTCGATGTGATCGAAGAGGTCTTGCGGGGTGACTTCCACCTCGTCATCGTCCTCATACTCATCTTCTTCGAGGTCTTCGGGAGAGATCACACCAGCGTCCAGGGCCATCTCAACGAGGTCGTCGTCAGAGTACTGGTCGAGTTCCTGGCGAAGCTCTTCAGCCTCACCCAAAAACTCTTCATCAGCCTCTTGAAGGCGATCTTTGATGAATTCGAGCCTGTTCTTCATGGGTTCCTCCTGTTGTGTATTTTCGAATGTGCGCCACGTCAGCATGGCGTCACGGCTTTCTTCTACCTTGCTCAGTAGGTCTGTGACCACTGCTCGGTACTCGGGGTACTCCGCAGCCAGACTTGTGAGTTCGTGTCCAAGCTCCAGAACCTGGGCATTAACTGCCTCGATCAGGTCTGGGGTCCGTTCGAGATCTTCCACGTGTGTCGCGTTATGCAGCGTGATAACGTGCTCGGCGATGTCGTTGAAATCTCTGGTGCGGAACTCTTCGTCGTCTTCGTAGGTCTCGATGCCGAGGTCACGCAGATCCTGCATGAGTGACTCGATTTCGGGATCATCTTCGACAACGGTTACGACGGCATCTTCGATGCCCTCGGTCTTGTTCCCACCTTTATCTTCCCCCGAAGGACGGGGGAGCGCACCGGGGGTAGACGGTCGCGCTACAAAGTCAAATGTATTGAGCTTGAAGTCCTCCTGAACGCGTCCGTCCTTTACACTCCCCGAACCTCGGGAACTGATGCCGACCTGCACGCCTGACTCAAACAGACTCTGCAAGATCTTGCCGTTGGGAGTGGGTAGAATTTCTGCGCCACCGGTCATCACGCCATCTTCCTGAAGACTCAGGTCGGTGATCACGTGGCTGACCCGTTGAAGTTTTGTCTTGCCATCTGAAGGGTGGTCCAATTCGCCGAACATCGCCTTGCTCTCAAGTGCGTCGGCTACACGGGGTGCCTCCAGCTCGCGTTCCCAGATGCTACGGGGGTAGACCCGCTTGTTCGCGTTCTCAACGTCCGACCGCTGAAAAACGCCCTCAACACGCAAGCAGCCATTCGCAGATTCTACAATCTGGTAGTCGAAAGGCATCACTTCGATCAAGTCGTTCATCAGTAGCTCCTAAAAATAGGTCGTAGACCATTTGCCTACCTTCATGGCTGGCACGTCTACGCGGATTTCAGATCGCTGAGGAGGAGTAGGATGCTTGAAGACCACCCAGTAGTAGCTACCCAGGAGATGCTCAAGGATTTTCCAGTCTTCCTCGTCGATGCTAAGGGCCTCACGGATGAGGGTTAGATCCCACTCAGTGGGATGTTCATAGATTTGATACCACTGAGCGTGCTCTGTGGTATCGCCGTCAGGGTAGTGAGACACATGCAGCTCCGTATTGTTCGTAGGGAGCATCGAACTCTCCATGTCGAGGTGAAACCGGGTGACAGCACCCGGAACCACATCAGCTTGGATAGAACGGCGGGGTTGCATCTACTCAGATCCTTACGGAACGAGTGCGAAGATTTCGTCGAAGTGAATCATGGCTGCGACGAGATCAACGACGAGTGCCGCGATAGCGGTGTCAAATGCGGCAGTTCCTGCTGCGTTCACAACCTGCTCGGGGTACGAGTTCGCTTCGTCGATAGCGTGGAGCGACTGGATACCGGCCCAGATTTGCCAGTAAGAGAGCTGGATAGCCCGCTCTGTCGGGTCCGTACCCACTCTGAGATCAGTATCCCAACCGGGTAGACTCTGGAGATCCATATTCGGATAGGCCATTCTGTTACCTCCTGTAGTAATGTGTTGGTGAAAAACACCAGTTCCCTAATCCTTCAATAAGCTAGTTGGAGATACAACTACCTGAAATGGAGGCTGGTTTTCCAGGGTTATCGAGCTAGGGCCTGCTGGATGTCTTCATAGAGGTCGGAAGGCATGGTGGCAACCTCGATTCGAGCGCCCTCGGTGAGAGACATATTCAATACCTTCCCACCCTTGATACAGGGGATCAAATCGTCAGCGCAAATATCCCACTCGTGGATGACGACGCCCTTTGGAGGCTCGTCTTTTTCCCACACGCGGTTCTCTGCATACCAGTCAGTGAGGGCAGCTCGCTGGGAGAAGAATGCCTGCTCGGCCAGATTGTCTGGGGAGCTGACCTTCCAGGCGTACAACTTCACCGTACGTTGCGTACGACGGATGATGCCCTCGACCAACTGCTGTCGGATCTTGGGTTCGATCTTCAGCTCGGACAACTTCAGCACCTGTCGCTGACGTCGGAGACTCATTAGTAGACCTTCCCGCCCTTGAACTTCGCTCTTTTACCGTAGTTCCGTGTATGCCACTTTTTGTTGACTTTGCGTTGCTGGCGCTGAGAATGGCGTCTGCCGATAGTAGAGACTATCTTCCCACGCTGCTCGTACCCACCTAGGTGACGCAAGTTCTTGAGCATGAGGCCCATTGCAGCAATCGCTAGTGGAGCGTAGATGACCCACTCGAAGGGGATCTTGTCTATGCCCCGGCCTATAGGCGCAAAGACCTTCTTCCAGAACGTGCGGATGCGGGTGTTGCCCGGTCTCTCAGGCAACTGCTGGG